AGTTTTGTCTAAATTGACTGCTCAGACTCCTATTTACGACGATGATATTCCCACAGCCAAAGCTGGTGTTGGACATCCTGACAGAATGTTTTATGATGAGTATGTTAAGATGATTGAGGAGTATTGTAGAAATGCTCCTATAGCTGTTCGTGAGAAAGCTAAACCAAAATCTGGCGAAGGCAGTTCAACCTCAGTTTCTCAGAGTAGAGAAGAATCAGATGATGATGATGATTATACTGAAGATTCTGATGGTGAACCATTAGTCTATATTACTAAGCCTGATAAGGATGCGCAAAATGTTGATGAGAAAGATTTTGGTGCTGGTGTTAAGGCTCAGGAAGAAGAACCGGCTAAAAAGAAGGTCACTTGGAAAAAGAAAGACCCACCTAAGCATGAGGAAGTTAAGATTGATTTAACGCCTCAAGGGATTGATGAAATGATTTTTAATTATTCTCCCTTTAGATTAGGTATGAATTGGTTGATGGAACGTTTTAGTGGCAGAGTACTACATGATAGTAGGAAGTTTGTTGCCATTGATGATACAAAAACTGCTAAGTTTGTTGCTACAGTTGCTAATAACAAAGAAAAGATTATTACTGTTTGTCACACTTTGTGTTTAGCTGCTTTTACTATAGTGGCCATGAAGTTTGCATGTAAGTTGACAAAGAAGAATATTGAAACTGTGCGTAATTCGTATCAACCAAAAGTTGACTTAACATCTGAATCAAAGAAGTTTTTGCGGACGCAAAAAGGATCGTTTAATGTTTATAATTATGATTCAAATAGTTTTGTTGATGTTGCTGGGACTTCTATTGCTTCAGGTTCAGTTGCTTTTACTGAATATATTAATAATTTACCTCAGAATGTAGATCGGATTAGATTGAATGGACGTACTGCGGTTGGAAATTCTGTTCCTATAACAGTTACCCGTATGTCACCTGAAGGTAGAAAGAAGGTTTTTAAACCTACTGAACCAAAGCAAGTTGTTCACAGATGTCCTTATTGTAAAAAGTCTCATCCTAATGTTTTAAAATGTGCTCTTAAGAAAGAAGATGTTAATGAATTGAAACAAGCCCATCAAGATTTAGCTAGTGGATTTAATCCTGAAGCTTTATTGGGTGTTAAGGAAAGATTGAATTTAGATCGTATACATTCTCGTATGTTTAAAATGGTCTCTCAGTCTTATGACTTTGTTTGTAATGGATTTCTGTTTGGAAATAGTTTAATAAC